CCAGACAATATTGCTGCCAGTCGCATAAGAGCGCGGCCTTGGTTGCTAAAGCACCAGCTTTGCCGCCGTCCGGGCAGAACCATCGTCTTGTTCCTCTGGCTCCCACTCTTCATCCGGAGAGGATCGATGCCTTTTGGAGTTCAGTGGAAAATCGGGGGCACGAAGATGAATGTTGGCCGTGGGTAGGGCCACTGGATGGTAACGGATATGGCGTGACTTCCGTTCGTGGGAAAAAGGCTCAAGCGCATCAGGTCGCGTTTGTCCTATCCAGCGGCGTCCTTATTAACAAGCAAGTCGTTCGTCACTCTTGCGATAACCCTCCATGCTGCAACCCAGAACATTTACTGGCGGGCTCCAAAGCCGACAACTCCATGGACATGGTAACCCGTGGCCGTAGCCTCGTTGGCACGAAGCAGCCCAACGCCAAACTTACTGAAGAAAACGTGATGGCGATCAGATTAGATCACCGCAGCCAAAGTGTACTCGCAAAAGAATATGGCGTGGCGCGACGAACCATTCGCTCCATCAAGACCAGAAAGACTTGGAGGCACATCTAATGAGCAAGCCGCTGACAATCATTTGCACATCGTGTGCTGGAGAGGGTTCGATTTTTATTTCGCGTTACGGCGGCAACGATCCCGACGTGTGGGATGCCGGCCCGTGCGAGCTTTGTGACGCCACCGGCCACACCTTCCTATGCTGCGACTGCTGCCCGAACCCCGAGGCGACTGAGTGGTTCCAGAGCCTCGCTCTGTGCGCGACGTGCGCGGCTGAGCAGAAGGCGGACGCGCTGAGCATGGCGGAGGATCGCCCGTGAACACCCTCGCCCCAGGTCCAGCCGTCGAAAAGATGATCATTAGCAATACGGAAGCAATCCTTAACCGTGCGGCCGAGATAGATGAGGTCGCATGGATGTTTCCGCTCAGATCGCGGTTGAACAAGCGGCGCGAGGCAAGTTTTCGGCAGGCAAAAGATGAATTCATTCTATCGGTGAAGGACAGCATCTGATGCTCGAAGCAATCAAGGAAATGACCATTATCGCGTTGCTCTGCCATGGCACGATCGCGCGGGAGGAGGTGTTGGCCGACATGCATCGCGTGCTGGAGAAGGTCGCATGACTTACGGTTGGCCGCTCCAAACCAGACGACCAATTCGCCATTTCACGGATGATGAGGACGTTGAACTCACTCGCCGGCGGATCGCCGGGGAAAGCCTGAAAGCGATTGCCCAGCATCTCCAACGTCGGAAGAGTTCAATCCAGATGCGGTTGGCGACGCTGGCGAAACATGAGGAAGCGGATCTGGAACAATGAGCGCGCATCACGACACCGTCGACCCCTGGGACCGCCGCGCCGACGACATCCTGCGCGTCGAGAGGCTTACGTCGTGGTGCCGGCGACACATCGAACCGCCGCCCGCTGACATCCTCTACGGGGCGGTCAACGCGATCGAGCGGCTGAAGCAGGAGGCGCGGGATGAGCACTGATTACGACCGCGCCGCGTTCGACATGCTCGCCGCCAATCGCGCCAAACCGGTAACGTGCGACTTCTGCAAGCAACCGTTCACCAAGGCACGATATCCCGTTCCCGAGGAAGGCCGCGCATGGGCGTGCAGCGAATGCGAGGCGCGTTGGGCGAAGGAGGAGGCGCGCGATGGGTGAAGAATACTACAAATTCAAATGGTCGAATATCGATCTCGATGACTTCGTTGAGCAGCGCAAATACGCGAGCAGTCAATTGCGGCGAGACGCCCAAATTCTGACGGTGCGCGCCGACCAGATCGACGAGGAAATCAATACCTGGCGGATGGCTCTGGAGGCGCGTGATGCTGAGTGAGGAACTACGCAATCTGGCACTCTGGATGCGGACGCGGCACATGCGCCGCGCGCTCCGGGACATGCCGTGTGACGTGTATGGCGAGAAACTGGCGACCGAGCGACTGGAGGAACTGGCCGAGCAAGCGGAGCGACTGGAGGCTGGCACGCGGTTGATGAGCGGTGCCGAGGTAGCCGAGCGGATCGCGGTCGAGGGTTTGAGACGATGACCGGCCCGCCGCTCCAGCGTCTGTTCGTCTCGCTTCTGATTGGTATGCTGTTGGTAGGTGTTTACTGGTGGGCGGCAGACGCCATCCCCCGCGCGATGCTGGCGGAGGCCGACGCGGCGACTAAGTTTGTTGTCGTGGGGAGAAGGTGATGGCGGACGACGTGGTCGAGGCGGCGCTTAATTCATGGTGGCCTGATCACGGCGACCGAGGTTGGGCGAATGGAACCCCGACCGATCGTCTCTGGTATGAAAAGATGTCCCGCGCCCTGGCCGCCGCTGATGCCGCGCGAGGGCGAGCGCTTAAGACGGGCACGGCAACAGGAGACGAAGGCTCGTGAGCACGCGATACTGCGGCATCTGCGAGACGCTCATCACCAACGTGCCACCAGACATCGAGGTCGTGCTATGCCGGAAATGCGCTCGGCATCCAGTATTGGTGCGGGCCTTCAGGGAGGGCCGGACGACACTGCTGTATCGGCAGATCGAGGAACATCACTCAATCGCGACATCAGTATGATGTGGCTTCGCACAACGAGCCGGTTGGCGGAGGCCGACGCGGCGGCAACCGAATCGGAAGATATTGTCGCCGCCCCGGCGATGTGAGAAAAGCGGGTGCGCGGATCAGGCTGCGAACCTGACCCGCGCGGAAACCGGATGCGCGGTTTCGGGGACCCTGGTCATGGGTTTACCCCGCATGCCGCTCATCCAGCAAACAGGATTTGAGCGATGAAGCTTTGCATTGACTGCCGATGGTTTCGGAGAATGGGCACCAGCGACATGGGCCTGGAGTATGCTCAGTGTCGCCACCCATCCGCCGCGGTGACCCAACTGCCCAATCTCGTCACAGGGCAACCGCGCGGTGAGTCGCTCCATCAGTTCTGTAAGGATCACAGAAAGGATAACTGGAGCAACGATCCATGCGGCCCGGACGGAAAATACTGGGAAGCGGTCGAGCCGCGAGGCTTCTCATGAGCGACGCATCACTCGACCTGCGCGAGCAGATCGTACGGATTGACGAAATGACGTCCCGTATCGAAAGGCAACAAGCGGAAACTCAGAAGTTCGTCGCGGAGCAGCACAAGCTGATGGCGGAAGGCGGGAAGTATAACCGCGACCGGTGGCTGGTCCCGCTGTCCATCCTCGGTCTCATCATCGCGGGCATGGTTGCCCGTCTGCCGGAGATCCTGCGTGCGTTCGGAGTTGGGCCATGACCGCCGCCGAGCGACAGCGCCTCGCTCGGATACTGGGGATGCTGGGGACGTGGTGACCACGATCCTGGGTTGGTTAATCGGCGCGTGGCTGGCCGTGATGGCGACCGCTTTCGCGGCGACCGTTCTGATGCTTATCTACACCGCATGCACCGAAATCCTGGCACGTCTGCCAAGAGGATCAATCAGAACCCGATTTTTGGTTTCGGCTGTTTACCTCAGCACGGTATCCGTTCTGTTGATCATGATGACCATAGGCGCGCTAATCACACCCCGGTCTACGGCGGAGGTGGAAGCCGCAACTGGTTCCGGTTCTCGACCGCAAGCGGCACGAGTGGACTGACCGCGCCAGGTTGGACGGCCCCCAGCGGCGTCAACGGACTACGACCAAGCACTGATTGGACACCGCTGGCCACGCCTTTTGAATACATGGCGCGGAGCGTGTCGAGCGGATGACCTTGAAGCAGGGAACGCACGAACTCTCTTGGTTCAGTGCCGCTCTGTGGAGGGGGTTTCAAAAATTGTTGTGCCACGTCACCCAGGTCACCGAGTTGCCCGGCACCACGAAAAGCGTTGTTCTTGAATGATCGATTAGCCGCGCCCTGTAACAACAATGGACTGATCTCTCCCGGCACGCCCTTGTTGACCAGAGGCGCCAGCGTCATCATGTTTTTGTAGCGCAGCCTCGCTTCGGCATAACGTGCGATATCCTCGGGCGCGGCGGATGCCTGCATAGCATCCTGCAACGCTTCCTTGATACGTCCCGCGTATTCTCTCACGACGGAGTTGTCCGCTCTGGTGGCGACATCCAACGGCGTGCCGTGCGCGATAAGATCACCATACGCGCCACCGGGCAGCGTGCCGCCATTCCTGGCTATCGTTTCAACGACATCCTTTATGTGCCCTTTGACATCAGCGAACGCGCTGGGAGTTTTCGCCGCGTCGGTCGATATGGTCTGAAGGTTTGTCACCAAATCGACGGCAGGCGTACCCTGGATGATCGTCTTGCCTTCCACGTCATTCATGACGCCGCCGTTCAGTTTCCGTGCGAAGGACATGATCTCGGGTGTTATCTGCCCGGGTGGCAGATTATTGGCGGCGGCCAATTCAGGCGTGACACCCATGGAGCGCGCGGCGTCCGTCGTCACTGCTGTCCGCTGCGCCGCATTGGACGCCTCCGGCGCCGTGATGTCGTCCAGATACCTAATGGTCTTGTTGCCCGATACCTGACCAAGCCGCAGCGGAATACCATGACCCTCGACCGCCTGGACCACGGCGGGGGTTCGGTTGGCGAGGAGGGCGTTGCCAGTATCTTTCAAAACAGGACCGGCCGCCCCCAAAACCGCGCCGGTAAGCGCACCCTCCCCAACCGGTTCTCCCGTCTGACCTGATACCGCCGCTCCAGCTCCGGCGCCTCCAGCGATCGACGGTATGTATCGAGAAGCCGCGCTTATGATGGGCGCGACCCATCCTGATGCCGCTGGCAGTGCTTCCATGCCTAATCTGGCACCGGTTCCCACCAGGCCGCCCGCCGTCACGGCAAGCGGTAACGTGGCGAGTGCATTTCCGGCCAGGCGCCCTCCGGCCCCCAACAAACCCTGATTGGCCGGATCGGCGTCATAGGGTTGGTTGAACGATGCGGCCGCGTCTCTCGCCACCTGTAATTGATTGGTGTTGTAGCCGGCTTGACGGGCGAGCCAATCGGCACCTCCGGCAAGCCACTCGGCGGGAACGTCAAATCCCTGATGAATGCCCCGGTAAATTGATTTGGCGACGTTGCCGAGCGTCGATGCGTCAGCGCCGGTTTCGGGGTCAACGGAAGTCCCTCCGGCCGTCTTGGAACCAGTAGCCGATGACTCTCCTTGCGGCCTGCCCAGCGTTGACCAGAAATCATCACCGGAAGCAGGAGGAACCGTAGTCGATCTGGTGCCATTTTCAGGTGCGGCGGCAGCCTCAGGATTCTTCGTCCCCAGCGTGGACCAGAAATCATCATCCGGCTTATCGGGCATCCCCACCCCCTTGAGGCGTCGGCGCGCGCCGTATCACGACACCGCGCGCCGGCTCCCAGGTGTATTGCACGCGGTCGCTCTCGTTACCGGACTGCATGAGATAGAACGTGCCGCTCTTGCCGTCCGCGACCTGGCCCATGGCGATACCAACGTGACCACCCAACGCGCCAGGAGAACGTCCATGTGGTAGCACCATGACATCGCCGGGCAACGGCTCACCCTGAACCGGAGCGCCCCACTTCATGAACGATGTGGCGATGTTCTTACCCGGCCCGGTGACGCCCTGAACGCCATTCGCACTCAGCACACCGTTTACATAAGCCGCGCACCAGTTGGACTGACGTGGATCAAGTGACTGGCCGGTCTGTTTGAAGAATGACCGGATCGAGGAACTGTCGGCCCCGCCTAGTTTGGCTGCCGTGGCCACGATGCCGTCACCGATAGAGGATCGAGGTGGGTTTTTCAACGCGGCGTCGGGAACAGGGGCGGCGGTTGGCGCCACGAGTTGTGTGGCCGGATCAGCATTCCTGGCCGCCTCCCATGGATCGGCGAGTTGAGTGGCGGGATCGGCGACGCGAGCGGCCTCCCAGGGATCATCAGGAATCGGTTGATCCGGCATGAGTTGTCACTCAATCATCTTATGATCGCGCGCGTATTGTGTATCTTCCTTAAACTTCTGAACCGCGTGAGCGCCTTCCTTCTCCAGGCGGGCGCGCAACTGCGCTATCTCGGATGACCCCATGTACTGTTGTTGAAAGACGCGAGGATCGTAGTGTTTATTGAACTCATTCTGAAATTCATAGAACGTATGCGGACCTTTTCCGGGTTGCTGCTGCCAATCCCGCCACGCGCGCGATTTGGCGTTAACCGCGTCCTCGTTGCCTTGCATCATCTGCAATAATTGCTGATTTGAGAGTTTGGACAAATCCAGATGCGGATTTGATCCCATGAGGAGTTGCTGGCGGGCGTCGGTACCTCCCATGGCCGTGAGTTGCTGACCTATGGTCTGATTGGCCAATTTGGTGAAGCTGTTCCCAGCCGCGATTTCATCAGGCGTCATGGTGACATTGAAGCCTGTCGCTTTTTTGATGATTGTTTCAAGAGCAAGTTGCTTGTCGCTCCCTGGCGGCATGTTTTTAATCCGGTCCAGGTCACTCAACATATTGGCGTAGTTGGCCTTGTTTTGCGGAACCTGATCGGCGCGGGTCATCAAGGCGGTCCCCGCCTTCGCGCTGTCCTCTGCGCTCAGCTTCGCCGCCTCGGTTACGCCGGGAGCCGCACCGGTAATGCTGGCGCCTCCCTTCTTCGGCGGCGCGGCATCTCCGGCCGCATCAGGGGTGATCGGGCCTTTCAGAATGTCAGGCGGGGGCGGCGGCACCGTGGTGTTGGACGAAGTCCGCGCTTTGCTCCCGGCTGGCGGGGGCGGCGGTGTCACTGACGGCGCGCCTCCACCACCACCCGCACCCCCGCCGCCGCTACCGCTCACCGCCGGACCCGATGGTGTCGAGATGCCCATTGCCTTATGGGCCTCCTCGACCGTGCCCACGTGCGGAGTGCCATCCGGGTCGTTCCAGGTAACGATCTGGCCGCGTTGTGCTGGCGACATTCCGGTATCAAAGCCGCCACCGCCTATCGTGAGATTTCCCCCAGGAGAACGGGGTGTGGCTGGAGTTAACGTGGCCGCCACCTGGCGGCCCCCGATGTCCTGCATTGTTGTCGAGCCGAGGACGCGGTTCAGTTGATCGAGATGCAGCAGTCCCACACGATGGGCGTTGTCCTGCCGCTCCTCCGGCGACATGGCCTTCCAGCGTGCGTATTCCTGGTCGACCAATTGCGGGGGGAACGCGCCCGACGCCCTCAGATTGGCGAACGAGGCCGCCAGATTGGCGTCGGAACCGTCTCGCGCGACCGTCATGGCCTGGGACGCGACCATCGCTGATCGCATCGCGCCGGTTTGCATCTGCGCCTGATCGGTCCTGAAACTCTGCTCGGCGGCCTGATTGCCGGCATTGATCGCGGCCAGGGGGTTGAACTGAACCTGGCCGCCGACCGGCACCGTTGGCACGTGGCCGGCGTTCAGAAGTGCGTTCAGAGATTCGCTCATGCCGCCTCTCCGTAATTCTGGCCGCTCGCTCCGCCGCCGCCAGGATTGGGTTGTGAGGTCGGATAGCCGCCCGTCCGTTGCGTATAGGCATTGTATGCCGCGTAATTGTTCCCCGCGTTGGTCAGCGCGTTGGTGGCGTTCTGGAACCCCGCCGCCTGATTGAGGCCGGCCGCGTTGAGATACCCCGCCGCCGTGTTCGCGGCGCTTTGGCCGATCGTGCCGGTTTGCGCCGCCGCGTTCTCGCCGAGGGTCGCGACGTCCTTCAGCCGGTTGAACTGACCGGAGAGTTGATTTTGCTGGCCGGTGTTCAGATTGAGATAATCGGCAAATCGTTGCTGTTGCACATTGAACTGGTCGAGGTAAGTTTTGTCGGCTAACCCGGTGGCATACTCAGCGGCCCCTTTGAGCGCCGCCGACGACATGCCGAGGCCCCTGGACGCGTTGCGCGCCCGCACCGAGGCGAGGCCCTGGTCGCGGGTGAACTGGTAGCCAGGGGTCGCCTCCAGCTGTGCCTGGGTCATCGTGCCCGGGAGGTTCGCGTAGGCCAGCGCGTTGAAGTCGGGGCCGCCGCCGGTCGGCCCGCTCTGGGCCACCTTGGTGAGGTCGGGCAGCACGCTCTGCCCGGTCGTGAAGAAGGGCGAAAGGTCGCCGCGCGTGGTTTCGTAACGCTTCTGCACCTGATTGGCGGCTTCGCGCGCGGTGCTGGCCGCCAGATTGGCGCCGTAGATCGAAGACGCCGCGCCGGCGATGCCACTGACCGCGCTGCCGACGCCGAAAATGTCGCTCATGTTGGTTCACCCAGCCATTGTGCGTAGCCGATTTCAGAGACCGTGAACCCGGACAGTTCCAGCAGCCGACCCACGCGATGGCCGTTGCCCACGATGTCGCCGCCGACCCAGCGATGCACCCCGCGCGCTCGCAACTCTCGCCGCATCGCGCGCAACAGGCGAAAGCCGCCGAGCCTGCCGCGCGCCAGCGGGTGGACGAAGATCCCGTCGGTGGCGGCCTGTATGCAGTGCTTCGCGTGGATATCCGGCCCGAAGAAGCAGAGGCAGTAGCCCATCAGCACGTTGCCGTCGTCGCGCAACGTGACGAGCGCCAACTCATCGTGTTTCGCCAGGGTTTCGTAGATCTCGTAGCGTGGCGCGAGGGGGAACCGGCCGCCGTGGGTGGACACTTCGGCCCACTGCAACGGCCAGAGCGGGGCGAGCTCGCCGACCGCGTCCATGTAGGGCTCGACCTGGGTCCGCATCACACGCCGCCCACGACCAGCCACGATCCGCCGCCCTGGCTGACCCAGAGGGAGACATCCTGAACCATATGGGGTAAACTCAGGTTCCATCGAAGGGTATAGGTGTAATGAATGGCAATGACATCGCGAGATTTTGGAGCCGCGTGGCAATCGCTGGACAAGCTGAATGCTGGCTTTGGCAAGGTGGGGGTAGACGTAACGGGTACGGAGCCATCAAGATTGGTGGAAGAATGTATTCGACGCATCGTATCGCATATGAATTGAAACATGGAACAACACCGCCCAGAACCATGTTTGTAATGCATACATGCGATATAAAGAAATGTGTCAATCCTGGTCATCTTGTCCTCGGTACATCTTTGGATAATGTCCGCGACCGTGATTCAAAAGGAAGACAGTCCAGAGGGGAAGCGCACTACAAAACAAAGCTGACCAACTCCGATATAGAGATGATAAGATCAGAACGGTCCAATGGCGTCCCTCGCGAGGTGTTCGTCAAGATGTTTAATCTGTCACTTACCAGCATAACCAGAATTACGAGCGGTGAGGATTGGAAGCATATACCCAACCGATCGCCCTTTCAGGCGACCCACGGCAGCGGACACCCCATGGCGAAACTGACGGAAGCAGTTATCCCGGTAATTCGGGATCATGGGCAAAAAGGCATCCCTGTCTCGATCATCGCCCGTGAGTTCGGCGTTGCCAAAGAAACCATAAGACGCATTCTCACTGGGAAACGATGGCGGCACGTGGCCTAAACTCCGGCAATTGCATTCCAGACGCCTCCCCCAGCACTCACCCAAAGTGTGGACCCAATTCCGCCGTCCACCTGGGACCAGAGCGAGCCTCGGGCCAGGTTGGCGGTCGGCGCACCGGTTCCGGCGGCCCAGGTCACGCCGGAGCCGGGATAGGGCAGGAACCGCGCGACTTCGCCTTGCACCCACGCCGTGGTCGCCAGCGAGTTGTCGTTGTCGCCCGCCAGGGGGTTCGGCGCCGCCGGGGCGCCCCCGAAAAACGGGGAAACGAGCGGCGCGAACTCAGTATGGACGAACTGGGTCGTGGCGATCGACGTGTCATTGTCCCCGTAAGGCGGCGTCGGCGCGGTGGGTGTGCCGGTGAAGTGAGGACTATCCAGCGGCGCCGCGCCACGCGTGATCGTCTCATGCAGCAGCGCGTTGGTCTGCTGGGCATAAGTCAGAATGAAGGTGTCAGCCGCCGCCCGTGCCGCCGCCTCCGCGCTGTCGCCGTTGGCCCTGGCCGTCGCCTCGGCGTTCAGCGCCGCCTGGAGGGCTGTGTCAGCCGCCGCGCGGGTCGCCGCCTCATTACCGATGGCCGCTTCCATGTCTTTGCTGGAGACGCCCTGGGCGCCACCCGTGCGCTCGTGGACGGCCTTGATGCAGGCCCACCACGCCGAGCCCATGTATCCGTTGTTGTCGAGCAGCGCCGAGGGGTGCGGCAGGGGACAATCGATGGTCATGCGCTAGTTACCGGTGGCAAACCATGAGAAATTCACCGCCGTGGTGGCCAGCACGCCGGAGTCCAATGCGTAGACATCGGCCCCGAACGCATCGGCCACCGCCTGCAACGTGGAGTCCACGGTTCCCACGCCGTTCACCGAGCACACGAACGAGGTCACGGCCGTCGGAAACCCGCCGCCGGAAAACAGAACCCTGGTATGGCCCGAGAGGTCGGTAGCCGCGTGGCCGCTCTGGATGGTGAGAGCGCCCCCGCCCGCCGGGCCAGAGGCGACCGTCGCGTTCAGGTTGTCGACCTGGGTCTGTAGATTGTTCTCGGCGTTGGTCGCACGCGTTGTCTCGGCGGTGACATTGTTATTGGTGGCGGCCAGACCGTTCTGAAGCGCCACGACCGAGGCGGTGAGATTGTTGTCAGCGGCGATGCGCGCGTTCTGCTCCGCCGCGTCGGCCGCCGCCCGCGCTGTCGCCTCGTCGGAAATCAGCGTGTTGATACCGAGCATGTTGACCGCGTCGGGAATGGTGGGCGCGTTGATCACCGGATACATCGCCGCCGAAACGAGCGTGGTGGCCGGGAAGTCGGCGATCAGGTTGCCGGCGGCGTCGTGCAGTATGAGTCGGTAGTCGCCGTCACCCCACATTTGTGAGCGCCCGGCTGCGTCGAGCCGCAGCGGGTTCTGATTGGCGAACGACTGATCGGGATCGGCCCAGGTCGTCTTCGGCGTGCCCGTGCCGACGATGTAGGTCGTGATTGTTCCGTTTGCATAAGGAGTGCCGTTGGCATCGGCCCATTGCAGTAACGGCGTGATGACGGGAGGGATGGTCACGCGGCCTGCTCCTGTTGCGCCGATGGCGGGGGCGCCTCGTCCCCGCGCGTCGCATCGACAAAGCAGCCTTGCAGTATGGTCGGCATCGGTACCGACCACGACAATTCCCAGACCCTGTCTCTGGAAAGTCCTAAGCGCTGCCACTGGAGCGATGTCAGGTATTCGCCGGTCTCGCCGATCGACTGGGTGACCGGGTTGCCCCAGGTATGTCCGCGATCGTTGCTCCACCGCAGCGAAATCGTGTTTGCCGGTCCCGGCATCACACCGGGGTTTGGTGAGGTGCCGGTCTCGAAGTCGGCGATGAACTGGCGGAAGAAGAGCCTGTCCGCGTCGGCGACCATGTGCGGGAACGAGCGCACCCGTTTGATCGGTCCACCGGCAACGTCTGTGTAGACCGTCAGGTCGAGCGCGAGGACGTGGCCGTTCTGCCAGTCGCCGACCACCGGCACGCCAGCCACGAGAGCGTAACAATTCGCCCGGTGCCGGTGCTCGTCACCGTTGGTGTCGAGCCACATCCACTGATGCCAATGGCCGGTGGTGATGTCATAGACCCAGGTCTTATCCGCCGTGGGAAATACCAGGACATAGAACGCGTGGCCGGCGAGGCTGTAGCAAAAGCCGATGGCGTCCGAGATGCGCTCCTCGGCGGTCGTCGCGTATTTCGCGATCTCCGCCTCGATGGCGTAGGTTGAGATCCGTTTCGCGGAATAAAGTGATCCCATGAGCACGATACCCTGGCCGGCGCGGTTGGCGCCCAGCCAGAAGACGCTGTTGTCGTAGGTCGCGGCGCTGTATTTCGCGACGCAGCCGTGATCGATGATGACCTCCGACTGCGCGGTGAATGGGAACGCGCCCGCCGTCCCATCACCTCCGGTGTTGGCCCATATCTCCGTTGTTTTGGCGCCCAGCAGCCAGACGTCACGCTTGGCGACGATCAGGGTTTGTATCCGGTCGCTGTGACCCGCCTTGCCGGCCAGCCAGTCCAGGGTGAAGTTGAGATCGTAAGGATTGGCCGGGTCGAACGGATCGGAGATGTACCAATAGATCGTGTTCGGCTGATTGAACACGAAGAAAGTATCGACGTAGTCCACCCGGTCTCCGCCATAGAACTGTGGACTGGAAACCGGCTGGAACGTCAGGAAATCGAGGCCAACCGTCCAGCCGTTGGCCGAGCCATCGACGATCACCGCGATGAAGCCGTTGTCGGCGATGCTGACCGGCGTCGTCAGTCCCGCCGTGATATTGCCGAGCAGTGTCGGCACCCAACTGCCCGGCTCGATCGCGTAGACGATGGAGGCCTCGACCATGATGATCGCACCGTTGGCGCACTCGTGGATCGCCCTGACCGGGCCGGTGCCGACCGACCAGAGGATGCGGCTGCCGGGTGTCGGGTAGTGACCGTCGGGCATCGGCTCGCCCTGCTCCTGGGGGAGGGGTTCCACGTATAAATTCACGCAGCGCTGAGCTGAAGCGACGACGCTACGGGCTTCATAGGCCCCACCAGTGAGCGCGACTTTCATATCAGTCCGAACCTCGGCAAGATGCGGATGCCGGGGAATGTGCCTGTGGTCGTGCTCATTGTTGCCCGCTCCCCTACTGCATCGCCGTGGCATCGAACGTGACGGCGTTGCTGGACACGTCGGTGGTAAAGTTCAGGCTCATTGTCTTGCCGCTGACGGAGCATCCCGCGTTGGCGGCTGAATTGACGACCATCGCCGCGCAATACTGATATCCGGTCGAACTGGCTTCAGGCGCGAATGGCAATGTGACCGTGGCACTCGTTCCGGCGCCGGTTCCCATGCTGATGGCGCCCTTGATCGTCCCCAGAGCGGTACCCCCGGCACCACACGATGCACAGACCGCCTTTGGCGGCTTGTCCCAGATGTTATTGTTGTACATCACACCGAATGCGCCGGTGATGCTCACCGCGCTGGTGCCATGCGTCGTGTCGCCACTGTTGCCAAGCACCGTCGTGATACCCGAAATCGAAGGAAAGACGATCGCGTCTTCCAGAGCACTGAACCAGTTATTCTCGATCTTGATGGCGTAGGGCGTGGCCCCTGGGGCCACCGTGATCCCGTGCACATGATGGCAGTTCACTGGCTCCGCGCCGCAATCCATGCCGCCGAACAGCACGTTCTGCACCATGATGTAGGGCGTGCCGCCCGTGACGTGGATCTGATAATAGTCACCGCCATCCCGCCGTTGGCCGATGTTCACCGACTTGCCGCCGATGACCTTCACGGCCGCGCCAGCCGTGGTGATGAAGTCGCCCTGGCTGCCGGAGCTGCTGAAGTTGGTCAGCGCCAACTCGCCCGTGGCGCCCATCCTGAAACAGGGCTTGTTCTCCCGGTGCGCCGCGTCGTCGGGCTGCTGAAATGCCCGGTAGCACCCGGCGTTGTTGCCCATGAACACGTTTCCCTCAAGCCAGTTGGCGCCGGATGCGCTGGCGTCGAGGATCGTGGCGAGCCCGTCCCAGGTGGCGCAGAACATGCTCTCGGACACGGTCGCCCCGGCATCGACCAGGATGCCGGTTCCGGCGCCAAGTTGTGATCCGCAGCCAATGGCGATGTTGATGAACCCGCCACCCGTGCTGCTGTCGTTGTTGATCTTGGCGACGAAATGAAACGCCACGGCGGTGAGCATCGCCTTGCCGAGCGAGGTCTTGCACGTGTCGCCATAATTGCAACTCATCAGCCACGGCCCCGCGCTGCTGCGGTAATTCGAGAACACGAACCCGTCGCCGATGTTGCTGAACCGCATGCAGTCCCTGACCGCGAAACAGGCCACGTTTACGAAGTGCGCGTTGCCCCAGCCGATGCTGTGCGCGTCCTGCGCCAGGAAGTCGTAAGCATTGATCGCGGTCACGTCCTCCATGCGAAAACCGGCGACGACCGTGTTCGCGCCACCGTCGGTGATCGCCGGCGCGTAGGTCGTCGTGCCGTCCTGGTTCGGCCACCAGAAATTCACTCCGGCGATGGTCGCGCTGTTGCCGACGATGAAGGGAGAGACCGTGCGGCTTTCGACCTGAAACGTGGTTCCGCCGACGGGTTGACCGTTGTTGCCGGCCCACGCCTGCGGCCCCGCGCCTTGTAGCCGGCAGTTGAACAACTGGCTCGACGGGCCGGCGCCGGTCAGACGGATCATCCCCGGCGGCAGGATCAGCGTGGTGCCCTCGGCCGAGCAGGCGGCCACGGCGGCATGGAGCGCCACGTCATCCGACGTCGTGCCGTCCGCCTTCACGCCATACGCAGCGGCATACATCACCGAGTTGGACGTCTGGGCCTGCATCGGGTTGCCGCAACTCGTCGGATTGCCGGGGCAGGCGGCGTTGGCCGTGCCCGCCAGCAGCGAGAACAGGAGGCCGAGGATCAGGGGACGATGCATACGAAGGTTCCATTGTTCCAGTAAGCGCCCGAGGCCAGGCCCGCATCGCTGGTCGGCAACAGCCGCCCGTCCGCCGGCAGGAACGCCGCGTTGAGGTCGGCGGCGTAGAGAATGTCGCCATCGACCCACGGGTAGCCGGTGTCCGTGGACATCGTGTCCATTGTCGGCAGCGGACGAATGGGCAGCCGCGCGAGGCCGCCGTGTGATGCGCTCATGATCGGATCTCCATTAACTCAGGACGCTGCCGCCACCGGTCGTCCACGCCTGGTTCAGGCCACGCCCAACCCACGACGAGACGTCGCCCCGGTGGTGCGTGAGGGCCGCCGGCATGCCCAGGAGGGGTATCTGGGCGTTGGTCATCTTGATGACCTCCAGGGACGCCCTGGCCTGCCCGGCGAGTTCGCGGGATATCTGGCCACCCGAGGCCACGATGACGCGGCAGGCGAGATTGTCGATGATCGCGGCGGTGTATTCCGGCGGCATGTTCAGCGGATCGTCCAGGCCTTCGTAGGCTGGCAGCGTGATCTTGAGCACGAGGTGCAGTTCGTAATCGTTGGCGATCGGCACCGGCCAGAAATACACCAGACCAACCGGAAACGCGCTGTCATAGAACACCGCCGAGGGGATCGATTTGAGGTCTTTGATGGAAACCAGCGACCAGTCCTCGCGGCTCTCGATGATGGCCAGCGGGATGTCCACCATGTTGCCGCCGCCGCTTCCGCTCGTTGGTTGCGCGCCCAACGGAAACGGCAATTGCTCAGCCAGAGTGGCGCCGCCCGTGCCGAAGCCCCCATGACCCTTGAGCCGCACGAAGGCCGCGTGGATCTTGTCCGGCCGCGCCGTGTTGAATTGCTGATGCCGGCCGATCGTGTAGGAAACGTCCCCGGTGGAGATCAGTGCGATTTCCTGCTCCGACCAGACCAACCACCGCTTGCGCTGCCATTGCGCCATCATGGCCATGAGCAAGGTGAACGCATCCGAAACGTCCTTGGACGCCTCCGACACGCTCTGCTGATCGTTTATCCGCCCCGCCATCCGCAGCGCCAGGAACAGCGCCTCGCCCACCGTCTCGGCCGCACCGGTCCACACCTTGGGCGTCTGCTGCTGGTTGATCGCCTGCACCAACTCCAAGGCCAGGGCGGCGCGGTCGAGCAGTTGTTTCGGCACCTCGGCGCCGAACGCATCCCGCAGCCTGACCGCGAGGTTCAGCACGATGGCGTTACGCATGCCGGGGTCGAGCGTCACCGGAGCCGAAAGATTGGAAATGGTGGGTATGGTGCCGGGGATGACCCGCACCGTCCGCGCCCGCCGCCATTCGTCCAGCATCTCGTTCATCAGCGACGCGGCGTCGGAAACGTCCTGCGAACCGACCGTGATGCCCTGGCCGTCATTGACCCGGCCCGCCGCCCGCAGCGCCAGGAACAGGATGCCGTAGCCGGTGCCGTCGTCATGCGCGATCGACGGTGCCGGGTTTTGTTGCAGATTGATGGCCTGGATGAGGGCGAGCGCGCGTTCCGCCCGGTCCAGCAACGGTTTTGGGATCTCGGCGCTGAACCAATCCCGCAGGCGAACCGCGAGGCCGAGCACGACGGCGTTCTTCTGGCCGGCCGACAAAGACAAGGCGGCCGACAGATCGGTGACAGTCGGCAACGTGCCTGGGATGACCTTGACCGACCGCTCCCGGTTCCACTCGTCCAGCATCTCGTTCAGGATGCTGTGGGCGTCGGTGACATCCTGTGAGGTTTCCAGCACGCCTTGTTTGTCGGCCACGCGCCCGGCCGCGCGCAGTGCCAGGAAGATGACGCCAAAGCCCGTGCCGTCATCGGCCGCGACGGTTGGGGGTGGCGTCTTTTGCAGATTGATCGCGCTCCACGCCGCCAGCGCCGAGACGGCCAGTTGCACGTCCAATTGAACCGGCGGTAGCGAGTAGATCTGCCGCAGCCGCACCGCCATCGTCGTCAGAAGCACATGCTCGAACGGCGTCCAGTACGGCACGTCGGTCGTCAGATCGGGGAATGGCGGCACCGGCTCCCGATTGACCTGGACCAACCGTTCCAGGTTCCACTCCGCGATCATCGCGTTAAGAACCCTGAAGCTGTCGTTGACATCATCCGGCATCGGGGTCTGGCCCACCCCATTAATCGATCCGTTACGAAGTGACAAGAATATTATATCGTTCGCTATCGTCATGTTACGTCACCAACGCCAGAGAGCGGCGAACAGCACGAGAGCCACCACGATGATGATCACCGCCACCACCGCGTTGGCTACCCACGCCCATCCGATCAGGCCGACAGGATCGAGAACCACAACCCGACATCGGGCGAGACGAACTGGGCTTTACCGGCGGCCGCCAGTGAGATGCCCGTCGCCGCCGCCACGTTGTTGATCAGGTCATTTGTGCCAGGCGCCGCGAACACCTGGGCGGCCGCCGCGCCACTGTTGATCACCGTCACCTCCTGGCCGCCGGTGGCGGGCGGCAGGGCGACACTGTCGGCCGCCGTCGCGCAGACGCTGATCCTGTTGAACGCCGCCAGGAGTGGCACGGCGGCGGCCCGCGTGCCTCCCGCTCGCGCCGTGATGTTGTTCTGAAACGACGCGATGCCGGTGGGATCGTAGAGTTGCGGGCCGGGGGTGTATGCCATGGGTGGCGCTCCTTACTCGATGTGTTTCCAGGTGCGGCGCTGTTTGATGGCGTAAATCTGACCCGCCGACACGCCATACCGTTTTGCGAGGATCTTGGCTGTCGTTGGAGATGCGCGTATTTCTCGCACGATTTCCTCGGTGATTTTCGCCTGATGGTTTTCAGCCCCCGCCAGGCCGCGTTTGTGATCACGGCCTTTGTTGATCATGTCATCGACGTTCGCTTGCTGGGTGCCGCAGAACAAGTGTCTGGGATTGACACATGATCTGTTATCGCAATGATGTAAGCAGAACTGGCCTGTCGGTATTGGCCCGCGCTGTTGTTCATAGGCATAGCGGTGCGCGAGTATCGATTGTTTGGGCGCGGGGTGAAACATCCCGTAGCCAGTGGAGATTTTTCCTCCGATCCATTCCCAGCAGGCTTTCGGCCCAGATCCTTTCTGAACAAAAGCCTTGAAACGCTCTTCCGCCGGCATCCCCTTATGATAAAGCCGCTTCATCAGTAGCGGATCACCATGCCGACGCCATTGCGTGTAGTGCCGCGAGCAATAGCCGTGCCCTCGCGCGGTTTCGGCGCACCCTTCGATCGTGCAAATCATATCAATCCCCCTCCTGTTAAAGGCGGGGGTATGATAACTGACCTCGTAGCAAACAGCAACCATGTCGGTTTATTCGTTGCTAATTCGCAGCGAGCCTGACTGCGAGTTGTGGCCTTAAGGCCACGGCTCCCCACAACACATCAATCCTTATTGGCATTGTATCGTCTGATATACTATATTGACGCACTGCCCTCATCGAGATACCGTCCTTTACCACGCGTGAAGCCATATCGACCCCGCCGGGCATGACAAGATCGGCTGTGGCGAACGTAAAAGCGTCTGGATTGTACGCGAGGCTCAGCCCGGTCGCCGCGCTCGCCGTTCCCATGAACGTCAACCCCGCCGTCGCGTTGGCCACGGGGATGGCGACGTTCTGTTGCGGGCTGCCAACCACGGCGTTGATGGCCGGCGCGATCGCCATGTTGCCGCCGCCGCCCGCGTAAGCGCCGGTCAGAACGAACTGCTGGAGCACACCCGAGTTGGCTTTGGTTTCGGGATGCACGCGGTAGACGCCGGCGATGGTGAACACGTCGCCCGCGTTGCCCGCGCCGGCTCCGGTGATCACGGCGAGGGTGGCGCCCGTGTTCTGATTGAGCACGATCGCCGTCGTGTAAGCCGCGTTCTCGGCGCCGCGCGTTTGCGTGGTCAGGTGGGTGTTCTCGGCCCATTCGAAGCCGCCCGCGAGGCCCATGACGCCATCGGTGTATTGCCGCGCGATTTGCGTGCTCTGTTGGAACAGGCCCTTGAGGCTGTCCACGAGGTCCACGTTGTCCTGTGTGTTGATGCGAAGCTGCCACTGCTTGCTTTGCGGCGTCAGGTTGTCGAGCAGCATCTTGCGGGCGACGAGGACGTTCTTGAACGACTGCGCGACACCCGGCGTGCCGACCTGGTTCCATACGGTCGGCCACATCATGCCGATGACCGCCGCCTCGATCTGGGCCGCGAGAACCGCGATGGCTGGCTCGATGTAGCGCGCTGTGAAGTCGTCAATCGACAGCGTGAGTTCAGCCGAGGAGAAGCTGAAGTCCACGTGATACTGATTGGTGATCGGTAGGCTGATCTGGGTTTCAACCGTGTTCTGCAACGACAGCGCGGGCGTCGTGCTGACGGTGTATTGCACCGGCAGGCGGATGCGGAGCGTGCTGCCGATCTTGGCACCGCTTTGCGCGAAGCTGTCGTCGTATTGTCGCCATATGTTCGACCAGGGGAGCTATGCCCTGGCCCGCTTTCGCGGCTACCGGTTTCCCGGTAGAGCAGACTATATCTTACTGTACGTGTTTCCAAAACCGACCAGAGAGAACTCGACAAATCGTGGCGTCTGAAACACCGAAGCACGCGGCGATTTCAGCTTGTGTTCCACTCATTAGTCGAATTAACCGCACTTGCTTCGCCGTCAATTTCGAGCGGGCATTCCTGGCGCCATGGTTGTGTCGAAGTTTTCCGACCATGTCGCCAATGTTGTCCTGCTGCGTTCCCAACCAAAGATGATCAGGATTGACACAACGCCGGTTGTCACAAGTGTGGAGCACCCACATGCCATCAGGGATCGGGCCTTTGGCCAATTCCCAGGCAACACGATAGGCGTTGGTGATGCGACCATTGACATTGATCACACCATACCCGTTGGACTTGATGGTGCCGATCCAGGTATGGCAACCGCTTTTGTGCGGCCTGACCTTCTCCGCGAAGCGCGGAGCCAATGGCCCAGTCGGTCGTGACACGTATAGCCCCCGCATTTCGGGCCGCTTGGCCCTACGCCTTTCGGCTAGTCGTTGATCCTTCCGCACCATCATGCTTAAAGTTGCAAGCATATGCAAGCGGCTTGGATGCTGATTGCCCAATCCATATTGCTTTTCGGCCGTCGCGTTGGCTGTTTCCGGCTGCGCTGTGGCGAACATGGCTCTAAGGGTGTTCCAGCAGTTAACGGGGTTTTACATCAACCAAGTATTAATTGATGGAGCCAATGAAATTACATTTTTGATGGAGTATAGCCAGAGCCTTCGCGGTAATCATGTTGATAGTCAACAGAGTATTTGTGGCGGGCATGGGAGGATATCCTTAGGCGAATACTACGGGAAAGGGTTCCTCACCGCAAGCGGTTCTTGGAACCTCGTTCGCCCGCCGTCGCCTTGAAGAAAGCCACGCGATCAGCCGGGATACGCACGCCACGCGGTGGTTTCAGGCTCCGCTGCCCTGTCGGCACGTCACGCCACGCGGTATTGGTCCGGTTCCGCTACCCGGTAGGCGTCAGCGCCTCGTCTGCCGATCCATCGATTGTTTCATATAGAAATCGGCAAGTTGCTGCGCCGTCGCCGTGTATTCGTTGAATTGCGGCGATGCGCGACCCGTCACCGGGCGCACCGGAGCCGGTGCCCTGGTCACGGCTGGCGCGGCGGCCGCTCCGTTGACGCCGTTCGGCCGGGATCGATCATGTGTCGTGTCCTCGATGGTGGCGGCATACTTACCCAGAGCCACCGCCCGCGCCCGCTCGGAGCGGAGGTTCGCGATGCGCTCGACCGCGTCGGGATCGGCGGCCAGCGCGGCGGCGACCCTGACCCCCTCGCCACCCGGCATCTCGACGAGGAGTTGCGCGAACCCGGCATCGGCACCCATCGCCACGAGGTCGTCGCACCGCTGTTTCCAGTCGCCGTATTGCGTGGCGCCCTGCTGGTGGAATGTTTCGGTGCGGATCTGCGCCTCGACCTCCTGACGCATGGCGCCGCGCTCCCGCTGGTAGCGTTGCTCCGGCGTCTCGTCCTCCGGCGCCACTGGTTGCGCGCGTTGCCGATAGAACTCCGCCTCGGCGCGCAGCGCGTCCCGCTCCCGCTCGGCGGCCGCCAGCCTGGCGCGGACCTGGGCGACACGGCGGCCCTCGGTGTCGCGATCGGGGCGTTGGCCCTCTTCCTCGGTCTGCTCCGTGGCCTCGGCGGGCGCTGGCGTGGACTCTGGCGGCGCTTCGGGCGATGGCGGCTGGCTGGTGATGGTAACGCCGTCGGCGTTGGTGTTGGTTTCGCTCATTTGGAGATTACTCGGTTACCTTGGCGCGTTGGGTTCAACGTCGTGGTGGATGACGGCGGGCTGCTCGTCCTCGGGCATGACGGCCCGTTTCGCCAGCGAGCCGCAGAGGATCGCCACCTTGGCCTCAAGGTCGAGCACGCGACCGCGTAACCGCTCGATCTCGGCCAGCAGCCGGGTGCGCTCGTCAACCAGTTCGGTGAGCAGTTCGGTGCCGGTGGCGGTCATCAGCCGAGGCCTCCACGCTGCTGACGCTGGCGCGACAGCGCCTCCAACCAGCCATCCACCTCGCCGGGTGGCATACGACCGCGCGATGGCATGGGTTGATCCGGCTCAAGCGGCGGAGCGACCATGCGCGGGTCAGCCGAGGGGACGGCGGGCGGCAGGCGATCGATAAAGCTTCTGCCTTCGGGCAACGGGGCCAATAGTCGTTGGTAGCCACGCCGCTGGCCGGGCATCGTCGGCACCGGGAGATTATAAAGATCCTCCTCAGTGAGCGGGGGCGCGGTGGCTTGTCGCATCCCGCTACGCGCCGCGCTCTTAGCCCGCATCGCAGCCAACCATTGACTCAAAGGATCGGCCACACCCGTCTGAGCGCCCGCCACGGCCATCGGGTCGGTCGGATCGCCGACCTGCCACGGCGCCAGGGACAGCGCGTTGCCGCCGTCGTCGCCGATCTGGAGCGGATTACCCCGGGCCGCCAAGATTCACCCCGTTATATCCCCGTGTCGTTCGGATTTCCCGGACGAGGGCCTCCTCAATCCGATACTCAGCGGCGATCTCCGCATCGGTCCAATCTGGATACGGGGTACGTGCGATACGGACAGCTTCAGCCATGGTGACCGGCCATGCTTTCACCGCGCTATGGGCCAACGCCGCCCCCTGGAGCCGGTCCAGGCGGCGCCTGACCGTCCGCCCCGTTCACGGGCACGGGCGGCGCCAGCGTGGCCTGTAGCTCGCTCTCGTCCGCCGCGTGCCGCTGTAGCACCGGATGGATCTCGGTTTGAAGCATGTCGGACACCATCTGACGCACGATCGCCTGAAGCGCCAACGGATCGATCGCGCCGACCGCCTTCAATCGATCCGTCTCAGCCTGATAGTCCTTGATCTCGATCTCGGCCGATTTGTCCTTGGCCTGCTCTTGTGCGTGAACCAACTGGGCCTTTAGCGATGCGATCTCCGCGTCAGCCTTGCCCAGCATGTCCTTCGCCTGCTGCTGGGCCTGCTGGGCCTGCTGGCTGATAGCCATGACCTGCGGGTCCGGCCCCGCCTTGTAGTTCGGGGGCAATCCCCGCTTCAATCGCTCGGCCAATTCGTCCGCACCGGGGAAATCCGAGTTCGCGGCCCAGAAATCGCCGACGATCTGAAACGCGGCCGGGTTTTGTTGCATGATCTGACTGAAAGCGTTGGCCGCCTCCTGCCGCTGCGTCCCATAACTCGGCCCGACATCCGCCTCGACGTCATAAGTCCCGACATTTGGGTTGAATATGATCGCTGGGTCAGGCTGTGCCGGATCTTCCTGCTGTTTCTGCGCCTCGGCGGGTGAAATCGGACCCGGAGGCGCCCCGTTCGGCTGCTGGCCGATGTATTGATGCGCGTCGGGCATGTCCGGCGCGATCATCACCTTGTTTTCGGTGCCATCCTCGGCCAACGTCATCGCCACGCGCCGCGTGTCGTATATTTTCGGTATCAGATCGAGCAAAATGCGACCGATTTGCCGTATGCCCTTCGCCTGATTGTCGATGTAGTGATAAGTCGCCGTGTCGCCCTGGCGCTGCCGCTGCTGGATGGCGATTCCCGACCGCTCGTTGCTCGGCATGCCCAGTTCAGCCTGATATTGACCGGTCACGCTCATCAGATCCTGCCGCGCGATGGTCATGCCTTGGATGTAGGCCTGGGCCATCGTAGGCGGCTCGACCCGCGACGGCGGCGGGATCGGATTTCCCGCCTCGTCAATGCCGTTATAGACCAATACCGACCAGTTTTTGACATTCGCCGTCGCCCACTGCTCCGTTCGGCCCTCGATCGCGTCGGCACGCGCCACATAGGGCGTCTTGGTCTGCAACGCGACCTGTTCAACGGCGGCCGAGGCCCAGTAATTATATATCCTTTGCGCATCGATCTGGGCGCGGGTGTGGCCCTTGCGGTCCATCTCGCCCTCGATCACCGTCTCTTCGCCGATGAACGGCACAATCGGGATGTACTTGCCCAGCCATTGCTCGCGGTCGATGATCTTGTTGCCCGCCAGTTTGAACCACTCGATCTCCGGCTCCGCCACGTCGCGGCTCTGGACGATCATCGCCTTGACCTGATCGCGAAACTCCGCCGGGATATCGCTGTCGCGCACCACGGTCCCATCCTGGAGCCGGTGCAGCGTCTCGTTGTTGAGGTTCCGCCTCCAATACTCCGCGATCCGCACATGATCCTTATCGTTCCAGCCGTCGCTGTGCTCCAGCGTGGCCGGCGCGACGTTGTCCTCTTTCCCATATTCCTCCTCGTAACGATCGCGCGGGATGTCCTCGAACACGAACGCGAAATTGGCGTCCGACTTGTCATACGCCTTACAATCCGGGTCCATGTAGACGCTGCGAGGATCTGGCACGCGGCGGATGAACAGATCGAGGTCGAAACTGTTCTCGTCCACGTAATCCGTCTCGACGCGGACATACCCAATACCACTCTCGACCTGATGGTATGTCGCGGTGCTGTAAGCATCGACCGCCTTGCTGACATACTCGATGCGGCGGATGATGCCGCTGAACACCTGGGCGGCTTCATACGATGCGTGACCGCCGACCGGAGTACACTTAATTTGTGCTTTGTTTTGTCTCGCATCGTTAATGACTTGCAAATTATGCTGTCTAACTTGATTGTACGTGAGCGTCGGCCGCTCGCCGCGATCCGTCATGGTGCCGGCGTTGGAATACCATTGCCAACCGTTCTGACTGTCGCCGTTGGCGAAACGGGTATCGAACAAGGCGCGGGTGCGCCACGCGCTCTCCCAACCAACGCACCGCTCGAAGCGGGCCTTGGCCTCCTTCAGGATTTCCTCGTCGCTGTCTTTAGCGCGTGGCATCTCTCGCCCTGATCCGCTCTTCCAGCCGCGCGATGCCTTCCTTGACCGTCGCGTCCGTCGCCTCCAGGCCGCGTCTGACATCACCGACCAGCACGCGGTTCTGGTCCATCGTCGCCCGCATGGCGTTCACCTCAGCCCGCAGCACGTCAACGCGCCGCTCCAGGTGATGCACCGAGGCAAGCCATGTGCTGGCCGCCGCGACGCCACCGAGGATCGTGCCGGCGAGGGCGACGAGCGTTGCCGCGATACCGAGGTTTTGCCTGACCCAACTGGTCGCGACCTCGACCACATCAGCGCATTCTCGGGATGCTGGCGCACGTCAGGATATCGTAACAAAACCACACCAAAACGATCAGCACGAACGCGATCAGGATGATGTTGAGCACCTGCATCACAAGCGTTCCGGCTACACCCAACCAACCCAGCACGGTCGGCAGCACGAGGCGGAAAATCGCCACAACCGCGCAGATGACGATGAGCCAGACGAGAAGGTTGACGAACCACGCGGCGCTGAAGCACATCAGGCTGTTTCCTGTTCACTCATCCCGGTTCGTGCCGCCGGTCTCTGGGCGCCCCGCTGATTGGACCAGGCCAATGACCTCCTTGGCGTCTTCAGCTGTCAGATGATGCGACAGAAGGATCAGATGCCCGTCACCACGCCGCCGAGCGATCACCAGCATCTCATCCGGCTTCAGGTTGGCAAGAAAGTCTTTCACGTCGTCAGTCATGGGTCGCTCCCTCGCATGTCATGCGACCCGAATCATCACGGCGGACCCGTTGCGATACAACAGTCCAGCCGCCACGCCGCCCGCCGCCGCCGCCGCGTCGTTGGCGTAGGAGGGTGACGCCGCCAACGCCGCCAACGCCAACTTCCCGATGATGGAGGTGACCGACGTTGGCGGCACGTCGATGCCGGACACCGTGAAGACACCCCCCACACTGATGAAGTTACTCGTGACACCGGTCGGGACATCCGCGCCATGGCCGATCAAGGTATTGTTGGAGCCGCTGGTCAGCGTCGCGCCCGCGTTCTGACCGACAAGAACATTTCCGCTGCCACTGGTAAGTGCTTTCGCGGTGTCAGCACCCACGGCGACATTGTTGTCGCCGGTTATCACCGCGCCGCCAGAGCTGAAACCCGAGGCCGCGCCTAGAAAGGCGTTGTGGGAGCCGGTTGTCACACCGTAACCCGCGAGACCGCCAAACGCCGCGTTTTGCACCGCGCTGTCGGAATGCTGATTGAGCGCGAGGTAGCCAAACGACGTGCTGAGGTGCTGGGTCGCCTGAAACTGGCTGAACACCGTGGAGCCAGATTGCATGCTGGTTTTGTCGTTGGGCGACACCTGCACGTCGCCGTAATCACCCAACGGCCCAAACGGCCACGTATTCCGCCAGCCGGGCGCCAGCGTGACGCCACCAAGACTGTTCCCACTGAGATCCTGATTGAACGAAACCGCGACGCCCGACGAACCACTGACACCGCTCACGTCGATCTCGGAAACCTGCAACACGCCAGGACTGTTCTGCGATATCAGCGACAGATCCCAGGCCGCCGCCTCTTTCGGCGCCAACCGCACGCCCTGCATCCGCAGCCTGCCGCCGGTCAGCTGGACAATGCCCATGGTGTGGCTATTGGCTTCCATGTAGCCACCACTCACGGTGACATCGCCGCCCGTCACGACCAGATGGAACTTATAGAAGTTCTGAGAATACCAGTTCGCGACACTGACGATGCCACCGCCAATCATGACGGTTCCCGGTATCAGGTTGTTGTCCGACACCGCGTAGAGGTTCGTGATCTGCATGAACCGACAGGTCGCTATCTCAAGCGTCGCGCCATCGTTGTCCAGGCTCAGAGTCGATATGGATGCCCAACAATCGTTCGCCTCGGCGGTGAAGATAACCCGCCCGTCGTAACTGGTGATGCCACGCGCCTCGAACCCGTTCTGCGCGCCAACACGCATCGCGATGGTCGTCCAGTCGGAGAACACACTCGACAGGATCGGGTCTTTGTCCATGCCGAACGGCCAAAAGTGATAACCATTGATATGGCACCAGTCATAAACACCACCACCTTCTCCCAACGACAGGCCGCAATCGAGAGCGCCCATCTCGATGTCGTCCAGCCACATCGGGGAGTTGAACCCGCCGGTCGTGATGCCATCCCACGCGCCGCTGACCCGTAACCGCGCGAGGATCGGGCGGCAGTTGCCTCCGGTTGAGATCGCCCATGGATACTTCACGCCGGTTCCGCCAGGGTGCGATGTGCCACCCGCCGACAATGTTTTGAAGTTGGCGCGCGATGTTTGATCAAGCGGCTGTTGGAAGCTGATCTGGAAGTCCATCAGCAACGGACCCGGCGCGTCACCTCCCGGCACCAGGGCAATCGTGCCCGGTGTCAGCAGAAAGACACTCGTCGGCGTATGATCGAAGTCGTCACTCACCGTGATCAGGGTATTACCTCGGCCATCACCGAACAGCGCCTGGCCGTCCGTGAGCGTTATCTGATGACGCACATGATAAGTGCCGGACGGCAGATAGACGGACTTACCCCGTCCGTTCGGCGATGCCTGGGATGCCGCCGCGTTGATCGCGGCCGAACTGTCGGCCACGCCGGTCGGATCGGCACCATAATCAAGTACGTTCACCACACCCGACGCGCGGCTCGTGTTCGCCGCGTTGGCGATCGCCGCGTTCAACTCACTGGCGAATAGCGCGTCTCCCTCCGACCACGGATAACTCGGTCGGTCGTTCATGTCGTCACCGCCTGCATTTCCGCGTTGGACAAGGCGCGCGGCCAGTATTGCAACCGGCGCATATAGCCGTTCAATTTCCATTGCGTGGGCGGATTGATTGTCCCGAGGTTGATGGTCGTCGCCGGGAACGGCACCGCGCTGCCGGCGCCGCTGTTCACCGTCCCCGCGTAAGCATACCGCCACGAGCCACCGCCGTAAGCGAGGGCGACCTTCTGAGGCGTGCCGGTGGCACCAAACGCGCCATTGACCGACATCTGCGAGACCGACCCGATCGACACGTCAAACGTCTCGTTGCCGCTGTTCAATTGCAGATAGAGATTGACCTGGTTGACCCCCGTGCCGTCGTTCATCTGCAGAATGCCGCTGTGCGTACCGGGCGTCGGCATGTTCGCCGTCAGGAACTCGACGGCCAGGGAACCAGCGGCCGGAGAGAACCACGCGGCTGTCGGCATCGCCGCCACATCGGCGGCCCGTGTCACCGTCGCGCCGGTCGTGGGGATATAAGACGACGCCCCGGTGGACTGCTCCAACTGCGCGCCCCACAGCAACAAGCCATTCGCGGTATTGCCGGGATAACTCGGAAACACGCCAGGATTGGCGACGTTCGAAGTCATCAGCAACACACGCGCCGTCGTGGCCGCGCCGATCTGACCAGACAGGATACACCGCCACACACCGTTACCGGCGGGCAGGATCGAGGCGGTTCCAATCGCCACACCGCTCGCCGTGAGCGGACCGGAGATCACGCCGGCCTGCAGGTCGAACGTCACCCACGACCCGACATTGGCGCCGTTATCCATGAAGATCTGAAGATAACGGATCTGCGCGGCCTTCGCGTAAACCGAGAATGTGTTCGTCACGGACGCCGTTACCGCGACGTTCTTGGAGAGCAGATGGATCGCCGTCGTCGCCGCCTCGACCATCCGCGTCATCGTATTGGCGCCATCCGGTGCCGTGCCCGCGTTCAGCGTGAGCGTGGCGTCTCCCGGCCCCCAGCCGACAGCGTCGGGAATGCTCGGGGCCAACAGGTTGGTCCGCGCCTCCTCGATCAACAGGCCGTTCAGCGTCCCGCCGGCATAATCCCAACGCGGCGCGTTGGCGGCCGCCGTTCGTATCGTTCCGCCCGCGTCGGTGTATGTCGCGGTCGAGGCGCGCGTGACCGTGATGCGGCTGTCGAGCGCGCCGGGCGTCATAAAATCGAGCGAGAGCGACGGCGCGCCGGTCGCCGCCCAGGCGGTCCCCGTCCAGCCGAACCGGGCCACGCCCTGAAGCACGCCGAACGGTGTCGCGACGTCGGGGCCAGCCTGCCCGGCTGGCTGCCACACGGCCCCATCCCAATCGAAGGCGGCTACCCCGCGCAAGGCACCAGACGGCGTCGATGGGGACGGCGAGCCGCCCGGCGGCGTCCATTGGCCCCCAGACCAGGTGTAGACCGCCACGCCGTCCAGCACGCCGGTGGGGGTGGCCACACCCGGACCAGATCGACCTGACGGCGCCCATGACGGACCGCCGGTAAACGCCGCGACACCCTGGAGATTGCCTGTTGGCGTCGGTACGGACGGGGCAGCACAGCCAGCGGGCTGCCACGCGGCCCCGTCCCAGTTGAACGCAGCCACGCCCTGCAGGACGCCCGTGGGGGTCGGCACGCTCATGGTCGGATCAGAGATGGCCACTGATTACGACTTACATATTACGCAGTTACGCATTACGTATTACGCCACCACGACCGTGTTGCTCATCGGCGCCACGGTCGAGCCGAGAGCGTTGGTGGCGGTCACGACGCAAGCCAACCCGTGGCCACTGTCCTCGGCTTTGGTCGTGTAGGTCGCGCCTGTAGCGCCATTTGCCACGCCATCATTGTGCCAGGCGTAGGCGTAGCCGGTCGGCTCGCCGTCCCAGTTGCCCATTGTGCAGTTGAGGGTGGCGCCTGATTGCGAGACATAGGGAACATCGCGGTTGACCGGGGGCGCCAAGGTCGCGGTGACGTCGGCCAGCAGCGAGGCGATGCGGGCCTGGTGCGTCCTGTCGTTGTTGAGCCAGTCCGCCGTGAGCAGCAGCAGCATCTCCTGGGCGAGGGCAGCCGTGTCCTTCGGCGCGGGCGTGCCGGTCGTGGTCGGCGCCGGCTTCTTGTCCGGCTCTTTTTCTTTGGTGTCGGCGTGCGGTGCGTTGGCCATGGTGGTTACTCCATGTGACTTTGTTATACTTGGTTATGCTTCAAGTAGAAAGTTGGCCTACTGACTGGCCCGGTTCCGGATCTCCCGGCTCCGCGTCGTCGTCCGGGTCCGGCGTGGCGGCTGGCTTCGCGGGGGCCGCATTCGTGTGCGCTGCTTGACCTGGGTCGGGCTTTCCCGCGTCGGACTTTCCATCACCCGTACCACTGGCCGGCGCGGGTTTGCCGCCGTCCGTGGAAGATCATCGATCGCCGCCCTTCAGGAATGCGTCGAGGTCGCCGAACATCAGGTTACATTGCAGAACGCATGACATAGTCAGGAATACGGCGGAAACACGCCACGAAACGCCCCGGCCACCTGATCAAACGGAGGTTTGCGGAGGCATCCAAGGTTTGTACGAGCGACTAACGGCGGCATCGCGGCGCTAACATCACGGCTGAAGCGTCGTCTTGATGACGATGCTCTCGCCGAGGTTCGACCGCCGATCCAGATCGGTCTTCAACACAGTCAGCACTTTGTCCTGAAGCGTACGCTTATCACGTTCCCGCACGGCAATGCCCCAGTTAATCAATTCACGGATAGCTTCCAACTTACTCCGGCCACCGGCCGTCATATCGCTGACCGCTTCGATCTGCCGCCTCGTCAGCAACAGTTCCATCGCGGCGGTTACTTCTGGCGCCTTCGGTCTCGGCACGACGTTATATCCCCATCCACCCCGGCTCATCAGTCCGCGATTGTCCAATCATCCGCGAGCATATCCGCCTGAGAAGCGGTCCATGGGACACGATAGCCCTGCGCCGTGCTTATATAAAAGTAGGGCAGCGTCATATTTGAGTGTTCGTCGGGAACCTGTAGAGCCAGCCACATATCTTTGCCGTTCCAACCAGCGCGGCGCACGCGATTGCCAGCGCGCAGCTGGTCGATTGCCCAACCAAAATCCGTGTTCCCCATGTCAAATCCTCATGTCAAATCCCCATCCACCCCGTGCTGGTCCTGACACCCTCGACCCACTGACCGCGCGAGAACGACGCGCGCTGCGCCGCGACGATGTCGAGGCCGGTGTCGGGCCGCGCTTCCTTCAACCCCATCGCCAAGGTCCGAACGGCATCGCAACAATGTGACGACCAATCATGGATCGGCGCGTCCTTGAACACACCGAGGCGGTCGTTGAAGTCACGATGGTAGTAAACCATGCACTCCCTCAATCGCTCCGTACGAACACGATCCATCCAGCATCGCGGCAACAGCATTTTAACTGCGTTGATCCCGTCATCCACATCCTGTCGGGGCACCACGCGCACCTTGCGACCGTTGGCGCGTAGCAACTCCTCACGCGTCTTGCCGGTGCCCAACTCGCGCGCGCCAGCATCATGCGGCAACAAATCGGTAGTGTATCGATACGGCTTGCTGTCGAGCCATTGCACGTAATGCGTCAGCGGTTCGCCGGTGGCCTCGTAATAGTCGATGATATGCACCTCACGGCCCACGAGCTGCGCGCAGACGATCGCCGTGGCATCGCCTATGCCGAGATCCCAGGCGGTCCACACTGGCACCGCCGGATCGTATGGCACGCCGCACAGCCGCCCGTCAGCGTCCAGCGCCGCCATCTCGGAACGATAGATCGAGCCACGGATTGCGGCGTCGAAACTTACCTCCAGCTCTTGATCATACTGATCAGCGGTTAAAGTACGCCGCATGTCGTCCAGTTCGGACTGAGGCAACAGTCCGCTCTGGGATGCCCGCAATACCATCGAGAACCATAATGGATTATCCTGGGCTTCCTTGTGGATGGCATAAAAGTCGTTGCGACCCTTCGGCGTGCCGATGAACACCGCCCAACCATTACGGTCGGCGAGCGATGGTCGGATGACCTCGGGCCACGCACGAGGATCAATATCGCCGTATTCATCGAGCACGACGCCGTCAGCGAAGGTGCCGCGCAGCCGGTCGTAGTTCTCAGCGCCGTACAGACGAACGCGGCTGCCGTTCGGGAACAGTACCATAAGGTCGCTCTCGCGTTGCTCAACACCTGGGATGTCAGCGGTGAAACGCTTCAGGTACGACCAGGCCGTGTCCTTGGATTGCGCGTAGGTTGGCGCCAAATAAGCAAAGCGTCCGTCAGGTTTCTTGCAGCGCAGGGCTGCGTCGATGAGATCCATCACACAGGCGACGGTCTTGCCGGCGCGGCGATGGACGACGAGACAGGCCCAACGCTGTTTACGCGCATGGAACGCGGCGAACTGCGAACGCGCAGTATAGCCAAGCTCAATCTTTGATGGTCTCGTTGCCACTGATTTCGCCGCGATCGACGCCTGTGACTATGAGGACGGGGCCGCCATCCGGGCCGGTATGCGATGTCACGGCCAGATCCGGGATGGTTTTCCGCAGCAGGCCGAGAGCAGCGCGCACCTGATCAGAGGACATTTCGAGCTTTTTGTCCGGGTAGCAGGGATCATTTTGGCCTAATGCGAAGGTATTTAAGCGTTTTACGAGCTGGGTAGTTTGTATCGCGGCTCGCGACATATCGTCATTTCGTTTCAACAGCCGGGCCGCCACGCGCTCAGTCCTTGCGTTCCGTTAGGCATTCCGCCTTCACAACGACCTCGCGCAGTTCCCCGAACATCAGGACATGCACGCGTGCGCTGTCGCCGGAGACGGACTTCACCACGGCGTTGATCCCGTCCAAAGGACTGCCATTGGCAAGCCTGCACGGGGCTCCTGGGCGCCATGTGTCGCTGGCGGGTGGTAACGAGCGGCGGTCTTCCTCGGTCGCCCGCAACGCTTCGACAGCCCCGCCACGGACGCGGTTCGGGCGGCCGGCCGACATGCACAGTTTATGGACCCCCTCCGCATATCGAGCGGCGACCCAGCCTCGCGATGAGGACAGGGCGAGGAAGAGATAGCTGGGGAACAGGGGTCGGTAGACGATGCGGCGCGGTGTGCCGATCAACTTCGCGTAGAGCGGGAGATATGTTTCGTAGCCAGCACGATTAAGCGAGACTGAGGCCCAGTCCTCGGCCCCGGGGTGAGTATGCACCACCGCCCATTGGATCGCTTCGGTGTCGCGTCCGCAGTCGAGTAGCAATGCGCTCTCGGTTTCCACGCGTGAGTTGTGTCCAGATTATTCACCGATGGTCAAGATGGGGCAGGAATGCTGCCGGAAAATAAATCGCATCTGTCCGCATTTTGTCGTTGACTATCTGCATATCGCGCTGTATGGTGTCTTTATCAACAAGGAGACACGGACATGAAGACCAAAAGCGAAATTCAGGACGCCGCCAACATCGACCGCATCGGCAAGCTTCGCGCCAACGGCCACGCTTTCGAGTTCACCACATTCAGAACCCAGAAAGGCACGTTCGGGATTGGCCTGCGGATGTGGCACCGGAACGACACGCGCCGGGTGAATACGCTACCGGGCGCGCTTCAAGGCCACTTCACCAGTCGCCCCTACGCTCTGGCTTACATCCGGCAGCTACTGGCCGCCTGACCCTCCGGCGGGGCCTCGTGCCCCGCCCCCACCTTCATTTCAGCGGGAGAGACATACGATGGACGACGAGACCAAGGCCTTCCTGGTGGCCATGGAAGCCCGGTTGATGGCACGGATGAACAATCAGCATGAGCGCCTGATCAATGTGGTCACCGCGTTACAAAATGACTTCGCGAACACCAAGGGATTCCTGATCGGGGATGCGCTGGTGATGGGTCGGCGAATGCGCTCGGTGGAAGATCGGCTGGACGATCTGGAGCGAGGGAGCGGGCCGTGACCCCCGCCGAGTTCAGCGCCGCCATGACCGCCCTCGGCTGGAGCCACCGAGAGCTCGCACGGCGTCTGCGGTGTGACAGTGGGCTACCCACCCGGTGGGCGCGTGGAACCGCTCCGGTGCCTCTCCCGCTGGCGCGGTGGCTGGTCTCGGCCTGGGACTGGCACGAGCTGCACCCGGCGCCGGACGACTGGCGGGTCTGGCGGGCGGGGGAGATGCGGCGCTAATCTGCCTCCGTCGCGGGGACGCCTCGCGACTATCACCACGATCCACTCCGACCGCCGCCGTCCTTCCCCCTACAGGCGGCGGTTTTTTTCAGGCCCGTACTTCGTAATGCGAGCGTCGAGAGAGGAACGACTCCCGCGCCTCGGGCGTCGCGCGCACGAGCGTTTCACGGATGAACGACCGGGTGCCGCTGGCGAGGGTGCGAAAATGCCCACGGCGGATATGCGGTGTTGGTGAAGCATGGTGGCCTCCGTGGGTTCCCGTTCGCCCTTCCTTCCGGTCTGAGATGACGGTCACGTAGAGCCTTGAATCCACGATCTCATGTGGGGGTATTGGAGGCTTTCCGGACTTCACCCGAGCTTTGTTCAGTTTCTCGGAGGGGGTGATCGTGATCCTCGGAACACCATCGGTATTGAGCAGCATCAAAGCTGACATCAGGGGGTCGAGGACATTTCCGGCGGCGGCCGCCTCGGGAGATTTACCGTCATTGAGTATGTCGGCGAAGTCCGGCATGAGCCGGTAGGCGTTCGGCACGATCTCGGCGGCGTACTCGTTTGGTGCCAGGGGTTCGCCCCTGGGTGGGTAAAGCAAAGCGCGATCGGCGATCACCAGCACGCGCATCCGCCCGAGGATGGCGGGTTGCAGTTCGACCACCTCGCATCCCGCGTCGGCGCCACGTTGGTCGCGTAGCGGATTGACCAGATATGCGCATAACATGCGATGACCACCGTGGTCCCAGGTATGAACGAACAGCCATGGCGCCTCGAACGGTTGTGGAAAGGCTCCCTGGTCGTAGAGTGACGCGCCACGCATACCGCCATCGACGATAACGTTGTTTGGGATGTGCCCAAAGTCGATCGCGCGCCCGGTTCTGATGGCTGAGCGGGCCATTTCGGCGATTATCACGACCTCGCCGTGCGTTGGCATCTTGTCCGCCTGATCAGGAAGACCTGGGATAATGACATTACAGGCCAGGGCGGCATCACGTATGCCCCCCATCGTGGCCCCTATCCACGGTTGGATATCGTGTGCGTCGATTTCAGGCGTTGGCGCCTCGGTGGATCGCATCGTGGTTCCTCCCCTCGGAAATCCGGCACGTCAACTGAACCGCCGCCCTTCCCCCTACAGGCGGCGGTTTTTTTGTGTCTCATGGCAGGCGCATCCGCTCCTCGATCTCCTGGATGAAGACGACCTTGATGCCGCTGGCCTCGAACATGGCGCGCATCTGGGGTTCGGAAACGCCGCGCCCGGTCCATGTGCCGGCGACCAGGGTCCCGGCGCCGAGCCGTTTCATCTGACGCATGACCGAGGGATAATCGTCACCGACGGACGGTTTGATTTCCACGCCCAGGACATCGATATTGAAGTGCTCTCCGCCTTTCTGGAAACGGGCGTCCAGTCTCACATCGACGCCACGGCATTCGAAATCCACGCTGGTTTTCGAGGGCCATTCCTCGAACCGCCAATCCTGGATCTGCTGTTCCAGCGTGGCTATCCGGCTCGTTAACGTCTTTGCCTCCGCTTCATCTTCTTCGAGCGTGCTCGTGTGATATTTTCCATGTCCCGGAGGCTGTCCCGTCTTCCATTCGATATTAAAGCGGACGCGCTCAAGTCTGCTCCGGGCTTTTCCTGTTTCCGCCCGGAGGTCGTACGTTTCGTATCTCAGGCAATGGGCGCGGGCGGCGGTGATTTGCGCGGCGGACGTTATTTGGATCAGCGCGAGGCAAAACCGCTCATCGAGGAAGCGAGCCTGGATGGCGTTGTGTTCCGGCGTGTCTTCCAGGCCGGCACCGCGTGTCAGGATCGCGGCGTGGAGTTCAGCGAAGCGTTCCGCGACCCAGGCCTGGGCGGTCACCCAGTCGGCATAGGCGGGATCGGTTACGAGCAGTTCCGCGACTGTCTTTCCCTTGTGCTTACCGAACGGGAGGATGATCGCGGAGGGGTCTTTAACGTCGGCCATCTCGTTTTCCTTTTATCAAAATGTAGGGTTGTGTAGGGTTTCCCATTTCACACGTGGGTCTGCGCGCACGCGCGCGTATTATACTTAATGCAGGGTATGAAGGGATGCGGGGTCACGCCCGCCCGCCCGCGCCTCCGCGCGCGGCCCTACGTGTGAAATGCAAAACCCTGCACAACCCTACATGGTTGACTTTTGATAAATAATAACCGGACCGCATTTCTTGATAACTCATTGTTCCTGCTCATTTCCCTTATGATTCCAGAATGGGGACGCTGCCTTGGCCAACTTGATGCACAGGAATTTCACGCCATCAGGTTCTCGTTTCTTTTCAAAGCCATGGCGTTCCATGGTTCGGCTGAATGCTTTCTGTGTACCGGCTCTTTCGCCTTGTCCGACCGCCCACCACGACCAGCATTCGAACATCAGCGAGCTGGACGCTTTGGCCCGTGGGTCGCTGGTATCGCAGCAGTCCGCGAGCCAGAGCGAGGTGGCGTCTTCCTCATCGAAATAGACCTTGGTGGCGTCGGTCACGATCGCTGGCGGGCGCAGCCGCGCATGCCGCCAGTCCCAGCACCCCTCCAGCATCCACGCCAGAATCCCCGGCGCTTCCTCCCACAGCAGTTCCGGCAATTTCGGGTCGCGTTCGCCGAGAGGGATGGTCACCAGGAAGGGGACGAGGTTGAAGCGGGCGCGGATCGCCTCATCGACGGACTTCAGGGTTGGTTTGTGATTGCCTGACATGCCAAGTTTGAACTGGGGCAGGTATGTAAACGGATCTTGCCGCATGAAGTTGGCTGTGATGGGGTCACCACCGGTCACGGCTTTAATGCGTGCCTCGGCCCATGGCACGCCCTCCTCGGTTTCCTGCGACACCACGAGCCGTGCGCCTTGCAGGCGGGCGAGGACGGTAAGGTGCTTGCCGTGGCCGTCCGCTGTGAACGTGTCGGGTGAGGCGGTCAGGGCATAGTCGCCCATGATGCGCGTAATGGTGTTCAGGAAAACGCCCTTGCCGTTGCGCCCGGTGCCATAGAGGAACCACATGGCGTGTTCGCGGGTCAGGCCTGTCAGCCAATACCCGGCAACCCGTTTGAGGTATGCTTCCAACAGGGGATCGTTGCCGGTGACGCGTTCCAGGAAGCGCATCCAACGCGGACAGTCGGCGACTGTGGCGGGGGCCACGCCAGTGCATTTCGTCATCAGGTATGTCGGGTCGTGCGGCCCGGTCTCGCCGGTTTCGAGGTTCACGACGCCGCCGGGTGTGTTGAGCAGCCAAGGGTCGGCGTCCCAGGCATCGGCGGCCAGCGCGTGGCGGCGGTCGGAGCGGACGAGCTTCTCGATCGCGGCGACGGTGGACGCGGCGGCCAATTTGGCGCGGACCCGCTCGTCGGGCGCCTCGGGGCCGATCGCGCGGATGGTTTTGCGGATCAGGTCATAGACGCGGAGCGTGTTGTCCCGGCGCCAGACCCGGCCGTCCCAGAGCATCCAGCGGTTCCAGTCGGCGACGTATCGCAGGACGCCGCCAAACTCGGCGCTGAAGCGCAGCCCGATCGCATCGTCGGTGCAATCAGGCGGCATGATGAGGACAAGTTTGTCCTCCCCGTTTACGTATTGAACGGGCACGACCTCTGGCGCCGGCGCCTTGGCTTTTCGCCGGGGCTTCGGAGCGCGGGCGAAGAAGTTGGGCGGCGGCTCGTCAACCATCATCGATGAACTTCCGAATGGCGGATCGCATCACGTCGCGGGACGGCTCGCGTAGCAGACTCTGGAGTAGCGCCTCGGCCTCCTCGATCAGGCACGCCTCATCCAGCAGGGTCGAGGCGATCCAGTCCTGTAGCTCCTCCTGAAGCGGCTCTGGGAGGTATCCGGCCCCTCGGCGCCAGGCCATGCGCATCAGTTCGGCCATGGCCTCGGAGAACGACAGGCGGCCGTCTGCCACGTCGGGCGCGAGTCGGGTGATCTCCCGCGTCAGGATCGGGGTGACGAGACGCCGGAAATCGGCGGCGAAGCGGCCTGGGGGTCCGCCCCCATCCACCGCCTCTCACTCCGGGTCTGGTGGTGTGTTCACGCCGGCGCCGTCTCACGAAATGGATCGCTCGCCGGATCGGCATACAGTCCGTCATCCTCCGGCGCGGAAGTCTCGGTGGCGGCGGTGCGCGCGATGGCGGTCTGGATCATGTGGTTGAGCCGGTCGGCGGCGCCGTTGCGGAGCCTGTCCTGTGCCTGCTGCACATCCTCTCTCGCCAGTATCGCGTCCACTTCCTCGCCCCCCTCGCAGGCGGCCAGTTCCAGCGCCAGCGCGTCGAGCCATGCGGCCACGGTCTTTTTCCTGGGGTGGTCGATGGTTGGGATTGCCCCGGTTACCCCCTGCTCGGCCACCTGATTTGGTATGGTCGACGCCACAGGAGCGGCGGTGTGTTCGATTGTTGGTCCGGCGAAGGTGTCGCGGGCGGGGATGTCGGCAGCTTCCTCGGCGGTGATCAGGCCGCGCAGCACGTCGGGGAAGGCATCCCGCACCGCGAAGCCGCGCGCTCGCATCTGGAGCATCCGCTTCGGGTATTGCTGCCACGGCCCGCTCTTGCCCCACAGTCCGGCCTTCTTGGCATCCTCAACGGAGAACGAGCGCACGACAGGCTCGGATCCGACCCGGATCGCGGTGCATGTGGCGACCATGCGCTCGCCCTCGCCGGTCACGGTCTCGACGATATCCTTGCACACGGCGGACTGGCGGCAGAGGCCGAGGACGGCGTCACCCCAGACGGCGGGGCGGCCGTTGATGACGCTGATGTTCTGGAGCGACTGCATTGGCGCCAGGCCCAGTTCGTCGCCCATCTGGACGGCGAGGACGATGGACTCCGGTTGGCCTTTGTAGGCTGGCGGGACCATGGAGGACTTCGCCGCGAGATTGGCGAACTGGACGAGATCCGCGAACGACTGGGGGCGCAGGCCGGCGGTGGCCGGATTGGTTTTGGCGATGGCGTTCATGGGTCAGCCCTTCCGGATCATCAGGTAGTCGAGACCGTTGCCGAGTTCGGCGCCCTCGATGGTCTTGCCTGCCTGGAGATCGGCCAGCATCACCAGTTTGTCGGGCTTGCGTTCCTCGGGAATCACTTCGACGTAGATATCAGGCACTTTGGCGAGGTCCGTGATGAACACGCCCGCGCGGCCGGCGACGATACTCGCGGTAAGATCGCCGAGTTCGACCTTCCGTTTGTTGAGCGTTTCCATCAGCGCGAAAGCGAGCCCCTTCATGGCGTTCTCGCGCGCGAGGTATCGGCGTTTGCGGGCCACGATCAGATCCGCCTGTTCGCTGGCTGCTTTCGCCATCGCTTCGGCGTGGACTTTCGCGCGCAGCACGCGGGCCAGGATGTCGTTCACGTCGCCCTCGACCGGCCCGAGGATCTCGCTGAGAGCGGCCTCGTCATGTTCGAGGGAAGGATCGTCTTCGAGCAGTCGCTGGCGCGCGGACATCCACGTTGCCATGGCCTGCTCTATCCTCATGCCAGATGGCGGGCGGATTTCGTTCATGTGTGGGTTCCTTGACATTGCGATAGCGGTTGTTTATACAAGTGAGTAGATACAATGTCAATCAGGTGTATGATGGTTTCTGAGCGGCGAACGGCAAATATCCTGATGCGGACGACGCCCAACGTGAAAAGCGAGGCGGAGCGAATCGCCGCCGTTGAACGCCGTACGCTGTCGGCCTGGATCGAGGGTCTGATCCTCGATGCCGTGGAACAGCGGCGGTCACGCAAGGGGCGGGAGCACGTCACGGATCGGTCTCAGGCAGCCTGAGCCACTCCGGCACTGGCACGTCGGGCCGAGGCACGGCGCGCGGGTCGAGGGCGATCGCGGCGGCGAAATCGAACGGCTCGGGAGGGGATCTTGCGTTGATCTTCGTCGGGGCCTGGGCCGGTCGGGAGCCAGACCGGGCTGGCCCGCTACCCCGTCGCGCGAACAATTCCAGTTGCCGGGTCATGGCGCCCCCTCCGCCGCGCGCCGGATCGGTGACGGCCGTTTTGGTAGCCCCAGGCGGCTACGTTGCCCGGCGATGGCGTTGACCGTCGATTTCATCTCGCGCGCCATCTCACGCAGCGACAAGCCGCGTGCCGACAGCTCCGCCAGCTTCCCGCGCGCCTCGGGCGACCATTCCGGGTGCCGCGTGATACCGTCCAGTTTCGGCGCTTCGACGATCCGATATCGTCCACGCTCAATGCGCGTCAGGCACCCCTCGTCGCACCACGCTTCGAAGATGGTTCGGACCCACTCCAGCCCAATGCCGGTCGCGGCGGCGATCCGGCGCGGCGAGGCGTGCAAGACGGAATCGCGCCGGTTGACCTCGATCCACGCCCATATCTTCTCCCGCGCGTTCATCATCGGAACTCGTGATCGGCGGGGATTGGCCGCGCCGGGAATTTATCGGTGATACGGCCGCAAATGACGCAGCGCGTGGCGAGCCAGACAGTGTCACCGGAGACCGTCGAGACGACCTCGCACGGCGCCATCATCAGCCAATGCCGTATACGGTGCATCATGCCGGCATTTTCCATGTCAGCGCCCGCCGCTTCGGAGCATGCCGCCGCATCACCGGCCGCGCGCGTGGGGCCGCCGGGGCACGCACCGCGCCCATCTCTGGCAGCACCCACAGCGCCACCATCACGTCCTCGCGCGCGACGGGGCGAATGGTTATTTCGCAGGCGTTTCCATCATTCGTTACGAGGCCGACGGACTCGCACAAATCCATAACGGCTTTCTCCCAGTTCCCCGTGTCGCGCCTGGTGATGGGCACCTCAATCAGCGCGTTGAATCTGCAATCCACGGGCGGCACACCGACAAGCTGGCGCTTCACGTCCCAACCGGCGGCGCGCGCCCAGTCGCGGTATGCCTCCGAACGGACGCGCGGTTTGCCGGGAGCGCGGACCCACAATGCGTTGAGCGAAGGACAGCGCGGCATCGTAATGATGCGATCTGGCGGACTGTCCGACCAGTGTTCGCTCATTTCGCCAGCGTCCAGTTCTTATTGAAGCGCGCAGCCTCACCGTCGATCGGGGTGTTGCGAAACCGCCGCGTGCGCCGGATCACCAGCGGCGTCACGCAGGCCACGACATGAGACGATTTCAACTCGGTCTTTCGCCGGTCGGCCGCCTCCTTCGTTTCGAATGTTTCACGTGCAATCGGTGGCATCGGGTCGCCGAACGCGTGACGGCGAAAGTCCTGCCATGATACTGTCCACATCTCCCCGCCTCCGTTAGTGTCGCGTTGTCACGCTGGTTCGCTCCACGCGTTATCGATCTCGGCGGCTGCCTGGCGCACCTCGTCCAGAGTGATCGGCGGCCGGACGCCCTTCTCCGCGCCCAACATGACCAGATCGACCCAGCGCCCCTTCGGGAGACCGCGCGACTTCCAGTTGGAGACGGAGGACGGGCCGCAGCCCAACAGACTGGCAACGGCGCTTTCGCCGCCCAGGACATCGAGGATTTCATCGAGGGAGCGCTTCATGATTGGCATATTTCACCAAACGTGAATATACGTCAAGCGCCTGATCAATTTCACGGGTTGTAAAATGATTATTCACCGGATGTGCAATACATTGCCGGTCATGCCGCCCAGCGACACGGCCTTCATCGAGGCGTTATGCGACCGGTTCGTACTTGCTCAGGAAGCAACCGGACTGGCAAAGGGCAAGTTCGCGAGCATGGTCGGACTGACCTCGTCGCAGTTCACGAACATATCGAACTACAGGAACCCGCCGAGCCACACGGCGATATGGAAAGCCGTGCGAGAGTTCGGGTTCACGGCGAGTTGGTTCTATTTTGGCTCGCGCGCGGGCTTCCAGAATCAGGCTCTCGCCGATCGGCTACGGGAGCTTGAAGCTCGCGGTTAGGCCGCTGGATAGCCGCCGCTTCCTTATATGATGGCTTGCGTCGCGGCGGGCTATTCGCCGGCGGCTTGTGGGGAAAGCGTGGCGCGGAGGGTGGTGTGGCCTCATCCGCCCGCCGCCAACGGATTTCAGTACAGGTGAAAAAATAACGCTCTGGCCCGATTTGCCGGTTGACTAACTTCACCGTTGGTGAAAGAATGCTCCAGACAATTCTTCTGGGGTTTTTTCCATGTCCCTTCATTCTTGTCCTCCCCGTCCGGTTTTTCAATCTGACGTTGTTACATTACGCGACATCGTTGCCGGGTCAAACCCTGACGCGCCTGTCGCTCTGACGGTTGAATGTCCGCACTGCGAGGACAAGGAGACATACCGTTCCCTGTTAACCGTGCAATGCTCTTATTGTG